GGGCTTGAGGTATCGGCATTCCAAGCCAAGGCGGGCTTTTTGGCCATGAAAGCCCCTGCCCCGCCAGAGCCGCGCGACCGCCCGCCGCCGCCGCCGCCGCCGCCAAGGCCATCGGCTCCCGCCCCGCTATAGGCCCCCGCCGTGAGAGTGGTTGCCCGGGCCGCCGCTGAACGCGCAGCCTGGCCGCGCTGGCCGGTCCCGACATTGGCCTTGGCGGCAATGTCCATTTCTAACATGGCCTGATCAATCCGGGCCAGTTCAGGCGCATTGATCGCAGTCCGAATTCGGTTGTTCTTATTTTCGGCCATGATCCCAGACCGGCGATATTCCAGCTGCGCGCGGCTGCGGTTCTCAATGGCGGTAAACTGACTCAGAAAGCCCGAAATCCCGCGCGTCATATCCGCGATCATCTTGGTTGTGCTCGCTAACAGCGGGGCCAGACTCAAAAAGGCCTGTTTCAAATTGACATCAATGGCCTGGCTGGCCAGTTCTGTTTTCCGCTGCAGATCACCCATGCTTTGGACGGTCTTGGAATCGAGGACAATTCCCAGATCGCGGGCGCGCTTGGTCATTTCACCGATCTTATCCGAGCCCTGTTCGAGCAGGGGAAGCAGTTCGCGGACTCCCAGCTTATCGGCAATCGCCACCTTTTCCGCCTCCGAGCCAACCGCTCTGAGCCGGTCGGCCAGAAGCGGCAGCATGTCCGAGACCGATTTGAAACTCGCCGCCTGTTCGCGGCTGATTCCTAGAGCCTCAAATGCCTTGGCCACGCGCGCGCCGCCAATGCCAGAGACGAACTTACCCACGCTCGATTGCAGGCCCTGAATGCTGGTATCAAAGGAGGCGGCTTCAAGATTGGCTTCCTGCGCGGCATAGCGCCATTCTTGCAGACTCTCGACCGAGACCCGAAGCTTGGTGGCGGCGTCGCCCAGATTGTCAACAAAATCCAAGGCCTCGCGGGTCTTGCCCAAGGCCAGGGTCAAGGCCCCCATGCCAGAGGCCGCCGCAATGCCAATGGCCCCAAGATTGCCCACTACACGCCCTAACGCGCCGCTGGACTCGGCCATGGAGGCCATGCCGCCCTTAACCTCGCGCGCCGTGCTGTCGATCACCTTGAGGCTGGTACTGGCCTGGCGACCGGCCAACTCGATCTGGCGCATCGCCTTGGCCCCTTCCGGCCCCAACTCGCGCAAAGAGGCCTTTACCGCCTCCTGTCCGGCGACGGATAGGCGCAGGGTCACTTGACCGCCATTCGCTGGCATGGGCGCTCCTTTCGTCTTTAGGGGGGTGGTTAGTTCGGGGTTTGGCGCTGGCGGCGGTCGCCGGTCAGGGCACCCAGTTCTATTTCGCTCAAGGCGTCAATCAGGTCGTGATCGGGATCGGCCCCATAGGCCGCCGCCGTGGCCAGGGCCTCGGCCAGGTTAAGACCCATCAGGCTGCCATCCATGCCAGAGCGGGTCCAGACCCCCAGTCTTTGGCAGGCGCGCCACGCGGCTATTCCGGGGGCCGTGCGGGGTTCGTTGATGATCTGGGGACAGGCCGCGCCGCCCTCGTCTTGGCCGCCCGTGGCGCACCCTGCGCCGACATGGGCGCATCCGGCACAGTGGTCTGCGCCCCCACCAAAGACCCATTCGGCAAGGGCGCGGAGCCGTTTCCCTCAGCTTGCCTCGTCCAGCGGGGGCCGTCGATCAGGGCAATGAAGGGCGATAACAGGACCGGCGCACCGCCATCGGGTGAAAAGTTCAAGGCCGCTCGGATATTGTCTTCGTCAAGGGCCAGGGCCTGCCCGTCCTCATCCTCAAGCCCGGTCCATTCGACCAGCAGGGCCTGAGCAAAGCAGCAGGCGGCCTCAAACATCGACAGCCCAAAGAGTATTTCAGGATCCTTGAGTATCCCAAAATCGTCACCATCAAAGCCCATGGCCTCAAGCGCGCCCCGGCCCTCACGCAGGGCCGCCATGCGCCGCTGCACCTTGGCCTCGACCGCCAGCTTGATTGGCCCGGTTATGGGTCGCAGTGTCCAGACCACGCCGGCGATCAGTTCATGCGGCGCAGGAGCCGCCGGGTTCTTATCAATCCGCATCCTAGTAACCGGCAAAGGCATTGGTCAGGGTGGCGGTCATCAAGGGGGCCGAGGATGTCGCCTCGCATCGACCCTTAAAGGACTGGGTGAAGGTATTGCCATTCTGGACGGCAATCGAAACGGGATCATAGCGGACCGCAGGCAGATCCAGCACCAGTTTCAGACTGGCCGAGACCACATATTCGATACTGATCGCCACAGAGTTCGGAATTCCGGTTGCCGCATTGAGATTGGCCAGGCTGCGCAAGGCATCGGTGTCATAGCGGGCCGTGAAAGCCAGTTCCGCAGCGATACTGTTAAGACCAACCGCCGAGCGCAGGCGGTCGCCCACATAACGATCCATCTCGAAATCATTGGTCAGGGTCAGACTGCCATCGGTTATAAGGCCCAGAACAGTGCCGCCCTGTTTTATACTGCCAATACTGGCGGGAATCCGATTGGCCAAGGTCTGGACCGTGGGGGAGCCTGCAATCGAGCTTGTATAGGGCGCAAGCACCTGGCGACCGCCAAGGGTCAGGTCAAGCTGGCGAAATCCCGCAGCCGGGGAAAAGTCAAACTTGGCGGTCTTGACCACGCCACCAATCAGGGCCTCCAGCTGGGAAGCGGCCAGCTCCCGCTCCAGGGTCAGGGTCGGCAGGGTCGTCGCGCCCGTGGTAAAGACATGGGTCTTGGTGGTGGTGCCGGTGGTCACGGGCGCGCCAAGGGCGGCTTTCAGCCAATAGCCCAACTGCGCCAGGTCAAAAGGCACAGACAGGCTGGCCTCGGCCTCTTCCAGGCCCGGAGCCGGGGCGCGTGCATCGACCAAGTTAAAAAAGCCAGCGCCCAACACATCATCGTCCTGCAGGGCGCGATTGGTGTTGAAGGCGTGGGTATAGGTATTGAGCTCCTGAAAGCCGCTGGCGGCCTGGGTAGCAAAGGCGCTCTGATAGGCCAGCCGAATCTTGGTCTGGCGGCCCCTTGGATAGTTGGAGGTGGTCATTGGCTGATCCTTGATCTTGCCGGACTAACCGGCGGGGGATGGGGCAATAAAGGTGACAAGCACCGAAATCAGGGCCATGGCGACCGGGGGCGCACCCGGGCTCAAGGTTCGATCATCGCGCTCGGCCCCGCTGATCTCGGCATAGGTCTGGACCCCCAGTCCGAGCGAGCGGTTGGCGGAGATCAGGGCAACAATCCTTTCGATCGCGCTATCGCGGGCGGCGCGGCGGGCGGCAACATCCAGCCCCTCGACCGCATAGGCGATCATGGCCTCAAGCTCGAGCTCGTAGTCATCCGCGCCGCCCGCATCGCGCGTGACCGTGACCGGCCCGTCCTGGACGGCGAGAGTCTGGCTAAGGCCCTGACTGGCCCCGCTCATGGGCGACCAGCCCGTGGGCTCGGGCACATCCAGATCGGCTGGCGGAAAGCCGGAATCGGTCGCCAGCCGAGCCACCAGGGCCTGCAGGATCAGTTCGCGTTTTGTGGTCACGTCTTGCCCGCCTGCAGATTGCGCGCGACAGCAGCGGCAAAATCACTGGCAAATCGGCCCTTTAAGTCTTCCAGCAAGCCCAGACCCTTGATGCGCTTTTTTAAGCTGGCGGCCTTGACTAGAACAAAAAGCGCGGTCGGCTTGCTCTGGCGCTTGGCCTCGCGTCCGCCTCGCGTGAGGCTAAGGCCTCCGGTCGCAGTGTCTGCGATCAAAACGCCGCGCCCTGACGCAGAATCGATTCTGGGCACCAGATGCACCCCAAGGGTCGCAGCGACCCGAGCAACCGGGCTTTCTTCGGTCATGAATTTTCCAAAAGCATTACGCGACCGATTCCTCGCCTGATTCATGCGGCGGACAATGGCCTTGGCCGGGCCAGTGGGAATGGCAAGATATTTGCCGCCCCTTGCCTGAATCTGGGCTCCATAGCTGAAGGCATCCAAGATCACATCGGCATTGGACTTGATAAAAATCGCGGGTTCCAGGTGTGGTTTGAGGGGAAAGACATTGACCCGCCAGGTCTTGGACAGGGCGGCGGCCCGATAAAAGCCGCCTGCCACAATGTCGGCGCGCAGTTCTTTTTTGTAGCGATCGGCCACCTGCTTGGCGCTGGCCTGATAGGCGAGGGCAAGACGATCGTGATCGGCGGCCAAGACCTCGGTCAGGCGACCTTGAAAGGCCATGGCGAGATCGGCATTTGGCGCGCCATCGACCGAAAGCTTGACGTTAAACTTGCTCATGGCTCGCCTCGATCCGCCATTCCAATTGTTTGGCATCAAAATATCGGGGGCTGCCAAAACTGATAAGCGCCTGGGTGGTGATACCGTCTGAAATCACAAAGCGGTCGCCAGCCCTGGGCAGGCGGTTCTGGTCCCTCGTATCCCCCACACGCAGCCGGATAATTGTGCTGGCGATGGTTTTGGCCCCAAAACCCTCAAGGCTGATCGCCTCTTCGGGCTGGCTGCGGAAGATCCGCACACTTATGGCCAGGCTGGTACCGAACGGAGTCCAGACCGCAGGCTCAGCCAAGGCGCTGGCGTATTTTGCGGCAACAAGTCTCTGGGCCGGGGTCATCTGGGTTTTACACTCCTGCGGCGGAAGGCCACAACCGGACAGAGCACCGATTGTGGCCGTCTTGACCTTAGGTCAGGGCTCCGACCAGGCAGACAGTGCCGGAAGTGTCCGCAGCGGCGGCGGCGGTGACGGCAAAGGCAACCGCCGCGCCATTGGACCCCGCCGTGGTCGTGAACCGGCTATTGGCCGCAAGCCAGTACAGTTTCTGCCCTACGGTCCAGGCCTCGCCCGTGGTCTTGGTCAGGCCGCTAAAGACGCCCTTGACTGAAAACGAGCACAAGGCCCCGGAGGCTACGGTCGAGGCTGGCACGGCAACAATGCCGGTTGATAGCTGTTGCGCGACACCCGAGACGGTGGCGGCAGGGGCGATCATGGAAATATTATTTCCATCGGAAATCCAGTTTTTCATCTCACAGTCCTTTTTGGATTGGTCCGGCGGCTGTTCACCGCCGGATGAAGGGTTCAACCAGAGGCTTAAGCGCCAGCGTTGCGATAGGTTGGCCGCCAGTCCGACGCGCCGACACCAAAGTCATGCAGAACGCGCATCATGATACCGTCCTGATTAAACACGCCGCCTGTAGCAATCTGGGGACCGGTTTGCCCGGCGACATAGCCATAGACAAAGGCCGGTGCGAAGGCAGGATCGGCAAACAGATACCAAGCATTGCCGGTGATATTGGCATCGACAATCACCTGTAAGGTACCTGAAAACACCGGAACATTGCCAGCCTGGACGGCCTGAATCGGAGCCACCACCTGCTGGGCCAAGGTCTCGCGATCAGGACCAACCAATAGGATGGAGGGGGCCAGATTCAGGATCTGGACGCCGCCAATGCCCCGCTGTTTGCGCATGGCTGCGCGGCCCAGTCCCAAGGAATCGGTACTGATCGCCGCCGCGGTGCCCAAATTCGCATGACCGCCCGCCGTCGTGACTACCGTATTGTTATACAGCGCCCCGGTGTCGGACATGGTGGGGCCAGCGCCCGAATTGAGGGCCAGCAAGGCATAGGCCATGGCATTTTCCGTTCTGGCGGCCTCATAACCCGCCTGGGTGACCAGGTTTCCAAAGGCCGCTAGATCGTCATTCATCAGCAGTTGGCGAGAAAATGGCACCACAACGCCGCTTGTGACCGGGGTGACGGTTTCACGATTTTCTGACAGGGTGCCGCCGCTAATATCGCCAGACTCCGGCAGTTGCGACAAGGCCGGAAAATCGCCAAGCCGCAGCAGTTTGTGGACCTTGAAATCGTTAAAAGCGATCTGCTTGGCCCAGTTGCGATAAGTCGGAGCGGCAATACCGTAAGCCTCGAGCAGAACCTTATTGGCCGCAGCCTCGGTCAGGAGCGGGAAGTCGCTGGTGGTGTGCATGGCCCGGCTGATGATTCCGGACGGATCCACCACGCCTTGGCGCGGATCAAGCCCCATTCGCATAGCGAGCAGCTCGACTGCGCGGTAGCCCATGAATTCGCGGCCCTTATCCGAAGGGCCCTTGCCGGTCATGCGGGCGATCAGGGCATCGGTCACCCGCGCGCCTTCAGTTTCAAAGCCGTCGCGGGTGATGACGGCGGCACTACCGGCGGGAATGGCTTTGCGTTCAGCCTGGGCCGTGGCGGCGAGGCTGACGATCTGGTGACGGACCTGATCGGCGCTAAGGCTGGCATCGGCGCGGATAAGGTCTTCAATCTTGGTGCCTACACCAAGATTGCGGGCCTGTCCGGTCAGTTCGAGGGCCTCAAGGGCCGACAAAGCCGGAGCAACGGGGGCGGCCACGGGGGCCTCTGTTCTTACCGACATGAGCCGGGACTCCTCTGTTTCAAGATTAGGTTGTGGGTTTTTGGGGTCAGATTCGGACACTGAGTCCGGTTCGCCGCCCTCGTCGGCAGAGACTTGGTTGAGGGGGTCCATCGCGTCTGGTTCCGGGGCCGGAGCGGCGGCGGATTCAGGGGCGGCAGAGTCTTGGTCTTCGGGATCGACGGTCAGGCCGCGCACCTGGGCCGAGGGATCGGCGGGGACGGTAACAAACGAGACCTCGCAAAGTTCCCAGCGGGTGGCGCGCCAGACATCCGTGCTGTCCTCGACTCCAACCTTTTCCATGGCCTTGATGGCATAACCAATAGACAGGCCGGTGAGCTCGCCGCGCGCGACCATGGCCTCGGCGGCCATACCCTCTTCGGTCTGGGCAAAGGCAAGCGTTCCGACAATCGCGCCGGATTCGAACCGAACATCTGTAACCGAGCCGAGCAGGCACTCGATCGTGCTGGCATTGTGGCTGTCTAAAAGCTTGACCTGACCGGCCCTGACCCGGCCCAGATCGACATTGTCCGGCGATACCCCTAATTCCTCCCAACCGTAATATCGCAGTACGCGCGCGCCGGTCGAAAACACGGCATCGACCGTGTGGGCATTGGCGCTATAGCTGGCCGGGGCAATGCCCAGATCGCGGCGCGCTATGGCCCCAGGCTGAAAGCCCTTGGGCAGGTTTTTGTCTGACATTTAGAGACCTCTAGGGGTTGTGTCGCCAATGGCGGTCGGGCGAATGAAACCGGTCGGGGGCTGAATCTGGCCACGGGCGTCAATCCGGCGCGGGTCCGTATCGAGCGCCAGGTCAGCGGCATCGGCGGCGGTGTTGAATGTGGCGATCTGACTGATCTGGTCGCGCCAGTTGCGGCCTCGACTGGACAGACTTTCGGACATGGTGGTCAGGCCTGAACGGATCGCCTTGATCTCGGCATTGATGTCTTTTTCTGGATCGACCCAGGCGCGTGGCGGCGGCGTCCAGGACGCTGTGACCTCGACCAGCCTGGGTTCTTTCTGAACCAGCGCCTCGCGCTGCATGATCCGCTTCCAAGCCCGGTCGCAGACGTGAGGCACGACCGTGTGGGCCAGCCAGTCATCCAAAAGCGCCCAGAATGCGACGGTCGCAGCGCGCAGGCTAGAATAATTGGCCTGGCTAACATCGCCGGTCAGCAGATGATAAGGAACGCCAAGACTGGCCGCGACCGCTTCCAGTTGCCGCCGAATAAAGACATCACCATCGCCCGACGATGAGGGATTGACTACGCTGATTTCTTCTCCGGGACGGGCGGTGTAGATGCCGCCGGGGCGCAGGGTCTCCCAGACCTGACCATTGGACTGGGTTTCTTTCTCGCCAATCGAGGAAAGGCCATCATCCAAAGATGGGCGACGAATAAGAGCCAGACACGCCTCGACCCGCTTCTTCTGCAAGGTCGCATCATTCAGCTCGCCGATATAGTAGAGCGCCGACACGGCCTGGGCCAGCCACGGCACCCCCATCGACTGGCCGATGCGGTCACAGCGATAGACATGATCAACATCTGCCGCCGGTACAGGCTTGGAT